ATGGAAAAGATCATTAATGAGTTTGCACTCTTGCGTAATCAATGGTTGGGTATTATCAAGGGATTAGACATAAAACAGTGGCAAGTTAGTAACATCATTAAACTCCGTACCGCCGGTATGGAAGACGTGTCAATATAAAATGAAACTCTACATTGAAGATCTCATCTGTAGGCTCGGTAACACCGGAAGCTATCTATTTTCTAATCCAATCTCTTTATGGGCAATGGATGAAAAAGTAGTACACAGCCTTGCGGCCAATCCATCAGCTGGCCGAGGCTTCACAGAGAAGCAACGATCACTGGTTTTACGTCTTTGTAAAAAATACCAAGGCCAGCTTACCGCTGACCTCGGCACCGCAGTTACCGTGGCCCTTGATGCTCCTGAGTTTAAATTTAATTTAATAGAACCTGCACTTCAAGAAAAGTCCATTAAAATAGAAGGGAAGGAAATTTTGATAAAATTTCCATTTTCTGAGGAAATTGTTGAAAAAATTAGAAAATTCAAATCAGAAGTAAAAGTTAAAACTGTGGAGTGGAACGGTGACTCTAAGGCATGGAAGTTTGCCTTAGAAGAAAATAATGTACTATGGATCACTCAACATATCCTAAATGATAGTTTTATAGTGGATCCTGAATTTCTTGAATTTTCTGGTCAAATTTCCGAAATTCTTGAAAATATGGAAAACTATGTACCCACAGTGGCTTACGAAAATAACCAGTACTTGTTCAAGAATGTATATCGAACAGTACCTCAACCTGAATCTAATGATCTAATTGAGACTCTGTTACTGGCCAAGCACTACGGCATTAGTACATGGGACGAAACTGTTGAAAATCTGATAAAAAATGCAAATTTTTCACCAGTTCTGACATCGTTTTTAGAAGAATCGATATCGAATAAGCCAGAATTTGACGTCAATGAAAATAGTATTGATCAGTTTACTGAGCTGTTCAAGCATAATGTTCCCGCATTGATCATCATTCCCGGCTACGGCGAATTCTTCACTTTAAAAACATGGACTACCTGGTTAAAATCTCAAGGATTTAAAGAAAAAGACATTAGTGTATTGTTTAGACTAGACAGTGACACCGGTGGCATGTTTAACGAACTAGTAAAACAGAACAACTTAAACAACCCTATTAACGATAACACTAAAATTGTATTTGTCAGCCAAAAGATTCCTAAACCATTGATTAAAAGTGGCATAGAATTTAAACTAATTGTAAATCTAGGAAGTCTGTCCGGAGTTCACTATAGTGTTTCTACATACTTGGATGGTAGGGCAGACGTAATTAGATATACAGATAAAACTAAATCAGGATACCAGTTTGGCCTATTGTAAAATTATAATCAAGGATGAAGTCAATGTAAAAATTGAAAACTTAGACCTTGACACAAGAAAAAAACTGGTTACAAAATTCAAATATTTTGATCAAAAAGCTCGCTACTTGCCTGCTTATAAATTAGGTCGTTGGGACGGTTGCACTAGCTTCTTTGGACTTGGTGGCACTACCTATATGAGTATGTTACCTGATGTTATTGAGGAATTAGTACATCAGGGTTACGATCCTGTACTAGAAGATCATCGTGTTCCTATGGCCTTGAGCTTTGACCTAGTTGCTGAAGATTTTTGGGGTGACCAAACATGGCCTGAAGGTCATCGGTTTGCCGGATCAAAGATTAGACTGCGTGATGATCAAGTTGAAGTTGTTAACAAGTTTCTAGAAAATCCTCAGTGCATTCAAGAAATTGCCACGGGCTTTGGTAAGACAATTACCACAGCCACGTTGGCAAAAATCTGTGAAAAATATGGTCGAACTGTGACCATTGTTCCTAACAAAAGTCTAGTTGAACAAACTGAAGAAGACTTCATTAACTGCGGATTAGACGTCGGAGTGTACTACGGAGATAGAAAAAATCTTGATAAGACACATACTATCTGTACTTGGCAAAGTTTGAATATTCTTGACAAGAGATCTAAAAATACCACCGACGAAGAGTTATTAACACTGGCAGAATTACTTGAAGGTGTTCAAACAGTAATGGTTGATGAGGTGCATATGGCCAAGGCAGAAGTGTTGAAGAAACTGTTAACCAACAATCTTGCCAATGCACCCATTCGTTGGGGACTAACCGGAACTGTGCCTAAAGAAGATATAGATTTTCAAAATATTAAATGTGCATTAGGCGAAGTAGTACACACAGTTAAGGCACATACTCTGCAAGAGGCAGGAGTACTAAGCACCTGCCATGTAAATGTTATCCAAACTGCTGAGTGGAAAGAATTTGGCAGTTATCCTGAAGAACTAAAGTATCTAGTGACCGATGAAGATCGAGTTGCATGGATTAGTAAACTGGTTGCAGGAATTGCAGAAAGTGGAAATACGTTAGTACTGGTTGACAGGATTGAAACAGGACGTATAATAGTAGACAACATCCCAGATAGTGTCTTTATCTCGGGAGAAGTAAAAACTAAAGACCGGAAGACTGAGTATGACGAAGTTAGAACTGCTGATAAAAAGATTATTGTGGCGACTTATGGTGTGGCCGCTGTGGGTCTTAATATCCCCCGTATTTTTAATTTGGTTATGGTTGAGTCCGGAAAGAGCTTTACAAGGGTTATACAAAGCATTGGGCGAGGCATTAGAAAAGCAGACGACAAAGACTTTGTACAAATCTGGGATATTACAGCGTCGACGAAGTATGCGAAGAGACACCTTACTGAACGAAAGAAGTTCTACAAAGACGCCAAGTATCCGTTCACAATTGAAAAGGTAAAATATTAATGCAAATTCTCACACTTGATAATAAGATTTATCATCTAAACGACCTACCAGATGAGGTTGATGAAGATCTCAGATTCAGTGTTATGGACAATAGCGATCCACAAAATCCTGACTATTTTTATATTCCTCTAATATTCTTAGAGTCGTTCACTGCACCTGCTGCGGTACTTAAAGTCGGGCCATATACTGTAAACATGCCATTAGATTGGTGTACTATTGTAGGAGACCCAGAGGGTCCCGATATGGAAATTATACCTCTGACTAGTTTGAATGATCGCGGCTTTAGAACATTTATTTTTAATCCATTGAGCTCATTTAGACCCGAGTTTTACGATATTGATATTGTTGATGTGTATCAAGATGTTCGTTGGTATTTTCCTAAAATGAAGCCAGGACAACTGTTATGTACTCCGTTAAACAACGATCCTAAACCTCCGTGTGCATACTTTGTTAAAGAAGTCAGTCGTCAAAGTGAACTAGTAGATTACTCAAGGTGCTGGTAATATGCCGTATACTGAACCGCAAATATTTGAAACATTGAATAGACTAATTAGAATCTATTCAGAGAGTTATCCGAATGATCGAGAAGGATTAGAACGATTTTCTCGCTGGGCACATTCACAATATGGATATACGTATGGGCAGTCTGACTCCGAACGTTAAGCTAATTTACGAACGAGTAGGCGGCACTGTATATGCCCGCGAACAAGGTAGCACTGAAAGGACCGTTGTGGGATACGACTATCATAGGGATCCGTTAGATCACAGAAATTATATGAGTACGCCTAGCGAATCTCAGTTATGGCATGATATTAGACAAGCAGCCTTGGACAATAAAGAATTGGAAAACGCCTTAGAACGTGTTAAAATATTGTACTATCTAAGCAAAGACAAAGAATATAAAGTTCCTCATCATCCGGTATAAACATGGCAGCAAAACTAGACATTGGCAGAGAATTAACAGCGGTAAATCGTAGAGACCACGATTTTTATAAGAACTTAACTGACGAAGAGAAGAAAGTTTTTAGTCCGTATATTTTAATGAGATATGTAAGCAATCCTCAAGTTGATCCCGAAACATATCAGTTCATTCTCGAACGAGTTAATGATCTTGTCAATATCAATCACTGGACTTTAAGTAAAGGTCATAAGCAACTTCTTTGGCAATTATTTGCCAGTTGCGGAGTTGGTGTGCCTGTCAAATACACATACCTGAAGTCAGGTGCCAAAGGCAAAGCAAACAAGATTGAGAAGCTTCTTGAAGAATTATATCCTGCAATGAAGTTAAGTGATATCAAAGTGTTAGCATCATTGATGGACGATAAAGACAAACAAGAATTGTTTGATAAAATGGGATTTGATAAGAAACAACGGAAAGAATACGAGTAATGGAGTTAGTTGACCAACCTTTTACATGTGTGCATTGTAACAAGAGTTTTATGCAAGAGAAAACTCTTGTTGCTCATATGTGTGAACGAAAAAGGCGAGTGCTACAAAAGGATGAAAAAAGAGTCCAGATGGGATTCTTTGCCTACAACAGATTTTATCAACTTACTCAGGCTGCAAAAAAACAAAAACCCTATAGTGACTTTTGTAAGAGTGCATACTATAATGCCTTTGTAAAATTTGGTAGCTTTATTAACAATGTAAATCCTTTGTATCCAGAACGATTTATCGACTACGTAGTTAAGAGCGGAATTAAATTAGATCATTGGTGTAGAGATGATCTGTATGACAAATATCTAAGTGAGCTGATCAAAATAGAGCCTGTAGAAAGTGCTATTGAAAGAAGCTTGCAATATATGATGGAATGGGGCGAAGAACAAAATGCAAATTTTGCACATTACTTCAAATACGTAAATGTAAATCGTGCAGTACATCATATTAGAGATGGAAAAGTCAGTCCCTGGTTAGTTCTAAATTCTGGGAGCGGAGTTGAACTAATGAGAATGTTTAATGACGAGCAATTGGATATGATTAATCAAACATTAGATTTATCTTTTTGGTCAAAGAAATTTAGAGACTGCCCGGCGGATGTGGCGTTTGTAAAAGAAATTTGTAGGGAGACTGGAATTGCCTGATATTGATATAGATTTCTTAAATCGTTCAAATGTGTTGGATATAATTCAGCATGTGCCTGCTTGTCTTGAAGACGGAAAGAAACATAACACAGGTGCGTATTGTCATGCAATTCCTGTTAACTCATTAACCGGCAATGCCAATATCAATTATAAAGAAGCAGAATCTCGAGGCTACTTTAAAATTGATTTTTTAAATGTTAGTGCATATGAAGGTGTCCGTAATGAAGAACATCTTAAAGAATTATTAGCAGCTGAGCCGCTTTGGGACTTATTAGAAGATCCGGCGGTATGTGACCAGCTGTTTCATATCAATGGGTATCATCAATTGATTGCAAAATTAAAGCCTAAGAGCATTGAAGAATTATCCATGTTCCT